AAAAGTTATTAATAGAGATCACTCTACTGTAGTACATTGTAGAAAAATATACAACAATTGGACACATTTTCCTAAACACTATTTAAAAAATCTTAGTTTACTTGATAAAATAGATAATATAATTAATGAGGATAAAGACAAATCAGAAAAAGAAGTAACTATAGTAGCTAGATATAGAGAAAAAAATATATTACTTTTAAAACAAATAAATGAATTAAAAGAAGTAATAACAAAACAACAAAAAGAAGTTAATAGGCTAAAAAAATACGAACCTATTTGGTAAACTGTTTAACAAAATGATTAAAATATTATTATATATTTGATTAATCAAGTTTTTTCAAGTTATGGCTCACGGTGGTAAAAGAGATAATTCAGGCAGAAAAGCAAAAGCTGACGAATTAAATTTAATAGAAAAATTAAGTCCATTAGAAGGCGCAGCATTTGAAGCATTAAAAGCTGGTGTTGAAAAAGGAGACTTTAAATTTGTACAGTTGTACTATAGCTATTATGCAGGAAAACCAAGAGAAACGAAAGACATTACAATTAATGAAGATAAACCTTTATTTATTGATTAATGCAGGTTAAACGTACCATTGCATTAACTAAATTACAAAAGTTAAATAACCGAACTAAAATAATTAGAGGAGGAACTTCTGCGGGCAAAACTATTTGTATCTTATTAATACTTATTGACTATGCTATAAAAAACACAAATAAAGAAATAAGCATAGTAGCTGAAAGTGTCCCAGCATTGCGCAGGGGCGCGTTAAAGGACTTCTTAAGCATAATGAAGGGGTTAAATAGGTATAAAGAAAACCAGTTCAATAGAAGCACCTTAAAATACGAATTCACTAATGGAAGCTATATAGAATTTTTTTCAACTGACCAACCTGATAAATTACGAGGAGCAAGACGAACAGACCTATTTATTAATGAATGTAATAACGTAAACTTCGAAGCTTATAATCAATTAGCGGTAAGGACTAGCGGAAATATTTGGTTAGATTACAATCCAAGTGTATTATTTTGGGCAGATAAAGAATTAATAGGTCAACCAAATACAGACTTTATTACATTAACGTATAAAGATAATGAAGTATTACCTGAAAGCATTGTAAAGGAAATAGAAAAAGCAAAAGCAAAAGCTGTTAATTCTACATACTGGGCAAATTGGTGGCGTGTGTATGGGTTAGGTGAACTAGGAAGGCTTGAAGGTGTTTGCATACCAGATTGGAAACTAATTGATACAATACCGGCTGAAGCCAGATTACTTAACCATGGAATGGACTTTGGATATAGTGTAGATGAAACTTCAATTATTGCATTGTATAAATACAACGAGTCTTATGTATTTGACGAAGTAGCATATAATAAAGGTTTATTAAATAGTGATATAAGTAATATCTTAAAAAAAGAAAACGTTGATAGTACAATTTTCGCGGATTCAGCTGAGCCTAAGAGTATTGCGCAGTTACGTTCTTATGGTCATCAAATATATCCAGTAACAAAAGGCAGAGACAGTATTGTATATGGTATTAACTTAATTAATCAAAACATTATATATGTAACACAAAGAAGCAAAAACTTAATAAGAGAATTACAGGGATATGTTTGGAGCACTGATAAAGCAGGAAATGTATTGCAAAAACCTAAAGGTGCCGATCATGCCATAGATGCTGCCCGCTATAGTTTAATGATGGAATTAGATAATCCAAATAAAGGTAAATACTATATATATTAAAAATAATTCGTTAATAATTTGTTTATATTAAATATTTGTTGTATATTAGTGTATAATTAAAAACAATAATAAATAAAAATATGAACTTTAACAAATACAAACAAAATTTAAGAAAAGACGGAAATAAGATTATTTCATATACTACTCACGTAGCAACAATAAAAGGTAATAATCTACATCAATTAGGTTGGTGGTCAGTTACTACTCAGAAGCATATAAATTATGCCGCTAAAGAACTTAATTTAAACTTAATTAAATAAATCATGTATAAACCAAAACTATTTAAATACGCAAACAAAAACATTTATGAGCTTGTCTGGTTTACAAACTATAATAAAAAAGATCAGGAATTACATACAAAACAATTTAATACGGTTAAACAAGCAGAAAGCTTTTTAAATAAACAAAAAATAATTTGTTAATAATTTGTTTATATCAAAAAAAAGTTATATATTTACATAGTAAAGCAATAAGGGTTCGATACTTTCGAATCATTAAGCCAGAGGTGAAAAGTGCAGACAGTCAATGGGCCCTTAGTTTTACTTTAACAAAAACAATAATATGAGTTACAGCGATAAAGATTTAAAACCAGTATCTAAAAAATTAACAAAATTAGCTGGTAAAATAGTAGAACAAGAAGATAACTATAGAAAATGGTTATATAAAAAATGTAAGATAGAAGATAACGAATACACAAATGAACCTACAAGAAAGATTACTTAAAAACAATAAAATAAATTATATAAATAGTCTATTAGATTTACTTATACAAAATCATTTAGATTATGATACAAGGTTACAAATAATTAAATTAATTAAAAAAGCAATAAATGAGTAAAATAAAAACAATATCAATTACTAAAAAAGAATTGAAAATAATAACAAGTGCTATTAAGGAATTAAGATTATTAAATACAAATGATAATAAAAAATTTCAAGAGTTTCAAAAGTTATCTAATAAGTTTAATAAACTATCAGAATATTTTGATTATAGTATTAATCCTATAATGTATGATGAATTTTAAAAACAATAATATGAAAACAATTAAAGAACTACTTAATAAACAAAACAGATTAACAACAATTAAAATGATAGTATATCCATTATTTTGGTACACAATTATGTGGGGAACTATTTACTCTATAGCTTGGTTAGATTATAATATTTTTTATTAATTATAAATGAGAGATAGTAAAAAATACACAATAGATCAAATAAAAACGTGGGCTTGGAATAACAAGATATTTATAACTCCTGAAATAATAGATAAAACACAGCCAAATCCACCAGACTTAAGAATAGATGTTAGATACTGGGGTTTCAGAACAAAAGGAAAATTGGTATATAGTCAAAAGAAAAAAGAACAATATGCAATGAGTGAAAAAATGAACAAACTATATAGGCATTATTATGAAACATATTTAGAAAATGAAAATGAAATAAAGATTTAGTTTGTTTGGTTTAGGTTGGAATAAGGTAGCTGTAAAAGGTTACCTTTTTCTTTTTATACAAATAAGCAATAAATTTATTATTATAGTATGAAGTTAAATATACTTGTACCGGATAGTCTTAATGATATTACATTAAATCAATATCAAAAGTTTGATAAAATAAACACAGAAGATAATAAAGGATCATCATTTATATTACACAAGATGATTGAAATATTTTGTAACGTTGATTTAAAAGATATAGCAACAATTAAATACAATGATGTCAATAAAGTTTCTAAACATATTAGTAAACTATTTGAAAATAAACCTGAATTAATACCAACGTTTACACACAATAATATTGAATACGGTTTTATACCACAATTAGATGATATGACATTGGGGGAATATATTGATTTAGATAATTATTTAAGTGAATGGAAAACAAACCATAAAGCAATGTCAGTATTATATAGGCCAATAAAACACAAAAGGGCAAACAGGTATCAAATAGAAGACTACGATGGTGCAAATAATAATTTAAAAGATATGCCATTAGATGTTGTATTCGGTGCTATGTTTTTTTTTTATCTTTTAAACGAGGAATTATTGAAAATTACCCTGAAATATTTGGAGAAGGAAACAACGGAGACCCTGACCTTACAGCAAAAGGAAACTTTGGCACAAAATGGGGTTTTTATCAATCGGTTTACGGACTTGCTCAGGGGGATGTCACAAAATTTGATACAATAACAAGTTTAAATTTTCATAAGTGTTTATTGCATTTAGTTTTTGAAAAAGAAAAAAACGAATTAGAAAGAAGATTAATAAAACAAAAAAGTAGATGAAAGGTTTTTACAACTTAACGAATAAATTAAAAGAAACATTAGCAGCAGAACCTTTTGTTAATACTGTTACGTTTGGATCATTAGACGATGTCGATTTAAATAAGTTAACAATTTTCCCTTTAGCCCATATAATAGTAAACAATACTACAATAAGTTCAAACACATTAATATGTAATGTTTCCATTCTTGCTATGGATGTTGTGGATATTTCAAAAGATGCTATATCTGATAAATTTGTAGGTAACGATAATGAACAAGATGTATTAAATACACAATTAGCATTAGTAACAAGGGTTGTTAATTTATTACAACGTGGATCATTATATAGTGAGCTTTATCAAGTTGAAGGATCTGTAAGTTGTGAACCTTTTGTTGATAGATTTGAAAATAAATTAGCGGGTTGGGCTGCAACAATGGATGTAATAATTCAAAACGATATGACGATATGCAGCTAAAAGAAACACAAAAAGCTTTAGATATATTTAAACAATATGTTTTAAATCAAAGTAGATCAATACTGTCAAATAAAAAGAAAAACGTAACCGGTACACTTTTCAATAGTTTAGAAGGAAAAGTAAAAGCAATGCCGAATTCTTTAACCGCTTCTTTTACAATGGAGGATTACGGATATTATGTTGATAGGGGGGTAAAAGGAAAAACATCTACATATTCAGAAATTGGGCAATATGGAACTTTAGCAAAATTTGGTTCAGGTAAAGGAAAATCAAAAGGTTTAAGGAAAGGCATTAAGGAATGGGTAAAAAATAGAAGATTCCAATTTAGGGATAAAAAAACAGGTAAATTTTTATCTTATAAAAGTACAGCATTTTTAATTACTAGATCAATATGGAATAAAGGAATAAAGCCTAGTTTGTTTTTTACAAAACCATTTGAACGAGCATTTGAACAATTACCAAAAGAATTAACAAAAACTTTTGCGCTTGATATGGATAGCTTTTTAGAATTTACATTAAATCAAGATAGAAAAAAATGACAAAAATAAATATTAGAAGCCCGTTTTATTTAAGCTTTGGAGAGCCAGTAGTTCCGCAACCTGCATTTGATTGTGATATAGCAAAAGGAAGTATCTTTAGTTTTTCAATATCACAAAGGGGTGAATTAGTTTATAATGAATTAGCGCAAGGGTCTATTGTAGAAGTAACAAGCACCGCAGGGGATTTTGCAAATGGTAAATTTGCTGATGTTGCGGTAAATACTGTAAGAACCGTTACATTAAAAATACAAATACCCTCGGGTTTTTCAAATACATCAGATGGTTTCTTTTTTTGTGATGTAACAGCAACACAACCTTTATACAATGCGGGTACAAGTTGCGTTGTTAATACAACACCAAATGGTTCAATAGCAGATCAAACAATTGCCAAAGGCGGTACAACAACAAGCGCACTTGATTTATCTACTAAATTTACAGCCGGGTCTAGTGCAATTACAGGTTACCGTGTTTTTAATTCAACACCCAAATTAATTAGCACAACAACGGTTTCAAAAACAGGTGGATCAAGTCAATCTATACAATTTACTAGTCAAGATATTTGCGGAACTGCTTACGTTCATATATATGCTGTTGATGCTTTATCAAATTCATGTGAAGCACACCAACAAGCTAAACTAATTATAAATGGTTGTACTGAAAATTTTGATTGTACTTTAGCAAACCTAGAAGGAGGGGGTGTTGCGCAAGACGGTGTAATAACAATGCCATCTGCAACGTCAACAATACCTGCAACCGGATCTGTTTCAACAAATTCAGATGGTAGTAATCCAATAGCAGGAAGTCAACCTTTTAGCACTTCCGCAAATAGTGGTAGTTCAGCACAAGATGTTACATTATATTTTAAAATATTAATACCAGCAGGGTATGCTAATACAGGTGATGGTAGTCAATACATTTGGTGCGGAAAAACTTTTTCACAACAAGCGTCTAATACATTACCGGCCTTTGATTGTGATACAGCAAATTTAACCGGTTATAATATAAGTGCAAGGGGTGCAATTAATCAAGGCCAGATACAGACGGGTACAATTAAATCATTTAGTCCAATTGGATTTGCAGAAGTTGAAACAGACACAGCTAGAAACATTACTTTTACAATAACAAGTCCAAATGAAGCAACAGTATATAGTAATCCAAATGCAGATATTACTTGTGTTAAAACAGTTACACAACCAGCATACACACCAGTGTGTGGATCAAATGTTGTTTATTTAACTGCACCTTTTCAAAGTGGGACCGATCCTTTAATAGTTGGTATTTGTGAGGATACATGGCGTGCTTCACGTTCTGTACTTAGTCCAAATACTTTAGAAAATTTAAATTTAGGTAACAGAATATGTACGTCAGCGGGAAGTCAATTTGATGGTCAAAACTTTTGGTATGGTGTTAGATCGTCATCAATTAATTTTGGTGCTGGTATTGGAGCAGGGGTAACTAAAGTTATTAATATTGATGAAAACGGTATTATTCAAAATATTGCTTTATGGAATTGTGACGGTGGCGGTGATGGAGACGGTGGTATATTATAAAAATTAAAAGATGGCATTAAAACGAATTGAATTGCAATTATGGGTTTACACGGGTATTACAACAGACGCACCTAGTAGTCCAACATACACAATGAGTAAGACTATTGTAACAAGTCAAACTAGAATAAATTTTGAAATTTCAGAATTAGTTAAAGATTATATAATACATAAATTCGATAATGATTATACTTCTGATTGTGTATGGGTTAAAGTATTTGTTGAAAAATTTGATGATGAAGACGTTAGTTATTCTTATGATAATTACACAACAATATTTTATGAAGCTTTATCTGGTTGGGGGGCTTATGAAGATGGAGCAAGTCCTGAATTATCAACCGATGCTTTAATATCAACAAGTAATATGTATGTACCGGAAAACACTGCAAGTAAAATACCTATTTGGGCAGCGGGTGTTGGGAAGTTTATAATAGGTGGCGTTACAACACAAGT